GGATGGTTTCCCTATACCGGGCTTTAAGCAGCAAAAAGGCAAAATTTACCCATCACTGTTTGCGTGGTATTGGGGAGAACTCGATCGCTTATCTTTTGTTAAGAAACCTTCAAAAGATGACGTGCTTCGTGCACAGCGGGTTCTCTGCGTACTATCATTTGCAAAAATGATAAAGTGCAGTAGTGTTAACCAGATAAAGAAAAGTCTCAACGACTTCGTTAGAAGAGTCAGTCCCGATGGGACTTCGTTGAACCAATCCTTAATGGTTGATCGTTATACCCATAACCTGGAGAATTCTGTAACATTGAAGTTACCAAAGCCTTCAGAGGCTATGAAAGCTCTAATGGAGCTCGCTGGATATCCCACTGAGCCTGAAAAGACAGAAGAGACTCCTCTCGGACGTTATTACCGTGAGGAAGCCCCCGGCCTAATGGAGACATTAGGAATCAGTCTTAACTTGGCGAAGCTGCCTAAGTATATGGACCTTAATTCGGTTTCTACAAAGCCTTGTGCTTTGAAGGAAGAACCAAGGTTTCCTGCTTGGTTTGATCACGGCGGTATAGCCGAGTTTGGATACAAGCCACCACCATTTGGTAGGGTTCATATTCTTACCGAAAGTGCGGGTAAGACTCGTCTTATCTGCCCGTATAACACACCATTTGTGCATTCTACTGGATTGTACGCCCGTGCAAGAGCCGTTTTACGTGCTCTGCCTGGCGACTATTCCGAAGACCAGGCGGCTGGATGCCGCTTTGTTAAGGAGGAATTATCTAGAAATGTTCATATACTGGGCTTTTCACAAGCCTATTGTGTATCAGCTGATTTATCGAATTTCTCCGACGATATTCAGCCTGAATTAGCGGCTTTCGGACTACGAAACCTAGGTCTCGATTGGCTAGAAGGTTATCTTTTTAACCTTCCTATTAGCCTTCCTAATGCAACTTTTATTATACCCAATAAGTTGTTAATGGGCCTACAAGGTTGTTTTGAGCTTTCGACAGTTTGTCATCATTATATAACAAGACTGTCTGGCATATTACGATATGCTATGGTAGGGGACGATCTGTTCTTTCGTGGATCACTCGAAACCTATGAAAAAGGTCTCAAGATAGCCGGTTGGAAACTCAATCGTGC